TTTGATGTTGATTTTCTCTGTTGGAATATTTGCCGTGCTGGGCGCGGTGATGTTCTTTTTGTTTGTAATTCTTTATTGGGTGAAATCATGACTTGGAACTTGCGTTTAGTAAATTTGAGTAGTCCATACGAGGATTACTTTGAGATTCGTGAAGTGTATTACGACACGATGGGAAAGCCGATAGGACACACTAAAGCGGCTATTGGTGGCGAGGACAGGCTAGAAGTAGACCGTTACATAGAACTAGCTAAACTTGCTTTGGATAAACCTATTTTAAAGTTTGCAAATAATGAAGATACAAGTAAAGATCACGAAAGAGCATAAAGATGGGTCAGCCGATGCTCAAGTTAATTTTGACAAAGCAGGACTTGAATGTCTTGTCCAGCACGGAATTGTCAGTCTTATTACCCAAGCAATTGATGTGTACAAAGTTAAACCTGAAGATGATGTCATTGAACGAGCAAAAAACATCATCAAAGAGTTTATTGAAAAAGACAAAAAACTAATTAAGGATCACTATGAACCCCTATTTACAGGAAATCTTGCACCAAATCACAGTACGGATAACCGTGCTAGAAACAAGAAACACAATGCTAGAAGCTGAATGTGTAGCATTGCGACAGCAACTTGAGGAACTAGAACATGATCGAAACTTTAGTTAAACCCCAAGTGCTAGACAATGATATTGCGGTGATGAAGATACTGCAACTGATGGGTCAGCTTTCCTTAAATGACATTGAATATATTTTAAAGATATCCCAAAAAGTACACACACTAATAAACAACAATGAACTTCAATGAATTTTATAGTTTGTATCCCCGTAAACAGGGGCGTAGGGCGGCTGAAAAGTCATGGGACAGGCTAACCCATCAAGAGCAAGAAAATGCGTTTAACGCCCTTTCTAACCATCTTGAATACTGGAAGCTAAAGCAGACGGAAAAGGACTATATTCCCCATCCTGCCACTTGGCTCAATCAAGGCCGATGGGAAGATGAGCTAGATATGGAAGTCAAGAAAATCAAGAAACCTGAATTGCCTTGGTATTCCAGCGAAGAACTTACTAAAGCTAAAGCCCAAGAAGTGCAATGCCCTGCTTACGCTGGTGAGGGTTGGCAACAATGGCGAGCACGAATTAGTCAGAAGATAAAGCAACTTGAAGAACAACTCTGACGATTACTTAGCTTGGTGGTATATCGGTGTAGCAAAGAAACGGGGTTGGCCTGAAGTAGTTAGATTGTTAGCCCAGTACCCTGAAAAAGAAGAACGCATAAAACAATTGATAAAAAAGAAACTAGGAAGATGACAAGAGAGATAGACCCCAACAAGTGTATAGACTTTATTCTTGAAAACGCAGGTAAATACGCACAAGCCAAAGGTGAATTAGCCCAGCTTGAAACTTTCAAGAGTTCACTTAAATCCATTATGATGAAGAAGTCAGGTGAGCAAACTATTGGAGCACAAGAGCGTGAAGCCTATGCCAGCCAAGAATATCAAGACCTTTGTAAAGCAATTGGCACGGCCACAGAAAACGCTGAAAAGCTAAAGTGGGAACTTGAAGCCGCTAGATTAAGACATTCAACTTGGCAGACCCTAGAAGTATCTAACCGCACACAAGATCGGATTCTTAAATGAGAAAAAAGGGGACAAAAAACCTTAATACTTATATAAGAGAAGGTACAGACATGAATATGGCTGACATTGCTAAAGAATTAAACCTTACGCAAACAGAAGTAGAAACAGCGTTAAAAGGGGCATTGCGTAAATTTAGGCGGCATTTTGAAAAACAAAACATTCAAAAAGAAAATTACTTATGATTCATTATCACGGACTTCCTATAACTCCAGCTACAGTAGCTAACTATGCCGTGCAAGCAGGTCATGCCTTTGTGTCATATGCCCATTCAGACCAAATTGGAACTGCATTAGAGGTATGTCAGTCTTTTGCTATAGACAATGGTGCTTTTAGTGCTTGGAAAAGCGGTAAGCCTATTACTAATTGGGATGCCTATTATGATTGGGCATTGAACCTTAAAAAAGTACCATCTTGTGACTTTGCTGTTATTCCCGATGTAATTGACGGCACGGAAGCTGACAATGATGCTTTGTTAGAAGATTGCCCATTACCTAAATGGTATGGAGCACCTGTATGGCATATGCACGAATCAATGGAAAGGCTTGACCAATTGGCAAATAACTATGTTCGGGTTTGTATTGGTAGTTCAGGACAATATGCTACTGTAGGTACAGCTGATTGGTGGTCAAGAATGGGTCAGGCTATGCGTGTAATATGTGATGATATGGGCCGCCCAATCTGTAAACTTCACGGTTTGCGTATGCTAGACCCAGCCATATTTACTAAATTACCTTTTGCATCAACTGATAGCACTAATATTGGAAGAAATGTCGGTATTGATAAACATTGGAAAAATGGTAATTATCCACCGCCAACTAAAGAAGCTAGAGCACAAGTAATGAGGGCTAGAATCGAAGCCCATAACGCACCAATAACATGGAATTTTATGCAGGTAGAACAATATACATTGGAGATCATATGACCCTTAAATTAACTGAAGAATTTTTAATCCTTAAACTATTTTGCAAGATGTATGACGATGCCTTAAACCGCAAGGATTACACCCAAATGCTTGAATTAAGCGTAGATATTTCTGATTCAGCAGAAAAGCTAGAGCAGATGACCGTAGACCACATCAATGGCGTCTAAACTTGAGAAAGAAAAGTATCGCAAAATTAGTGAACTGGGATGTTCATTATGTAGGCATCAAGGCAATGAGGGAACACCAGCAGAATTGCATCACATTAGACGAGGTGGCGTTAGAAACAAGTCGCCTGTTATTCCGCTCTGTCCCTTTCACCATCGAGGAGCAAATACCAGTATTCACAGCGGCCGCAAGTGGTTTGAAAAACACTACGGCATCACGGAAGAAGAATTACTTGAACAAACGGAGAAGTTGATTGAGTAGCTGGTTAATCATCGTTACGGGATTGATTTATGCCTACATAGGCTTAGAACAGGTCGTTAAGGGAAATGTACCTATGGGCGTGACTTATATGTCCTATGCTACTGCAAACATTGGTTTGTATTTCATGGCTAAATAATTACAATTCCAGCGGATCAAACCCTAGTTCGCTAGCTACCATTTTGCAACGGGTTCTAAATGGTTTGCCGTGCTGTAACCACTTATCTCCCTTTTGTTTGTAAAAACTCATGTGTACGCACTCATGAGCAAGGGTGGTTAAAACAGTATAAAAGTGGCTACAACGCCCTGATGAGATGGTAATGGTATGAGCGTAGTCACCGCCCGTATCTAACAGATATGTACCCATTACTTCAGGGTCAGGCGTTACTACAAATTCTATTTCTTCAGGCAATGGCATTGGCCATTTAGTAAATGGGTAAGTACAGTAAAGACTGGAATACAGATGCTTTAATGCTTCAGGACTTAATCTCATGTAGTTCACCCCTAAAAAATACTAGACCTTCATCTTCATTAATTACCTGCACTAATTCAGGTGGCATTAAATGGCCATTCACATAAGTTAGGACTGCAAATCCTGCTCTCCAGTTAACGCTTGAATCTTCATGGTACATAAACTGCTCATCCTTGACTGCCGCCATCATTCCAGTATCAACACCGTATTTGTCGCCCGTATAGTTGCTCCAAGGGGTCACTTTCAACGAGTGCAAATGGCCTGTGACCATACTCATTCCGCCTTTAAGTACATTGTTGTAGACCGCATGAATACCATTGTGCCAACGGTGTTTAATCATCGTATTGTCATTGACTACAACTGACCAGCTATATGACCAGCCGTACAGGTGATCCGCTAGGCACATACCCTTGACACCTTCGTACTGGGGAAGGACATTAGACAACTTGCCATCAAAACGTAAATCGTGATTACCAATTGTGCGGTGCAATATACATCCAGCAGGGCGTACAGCTTCAATATCGCCTAATCGTGTTTGTACTTCTTCTAATTCTTGTTGGACTGTTGGGTGCTGTTGGTAACCAATGCGGTTGTGCTGGCTAATCTGTGCAAAATCGAACAAGTCGCCATTCAGAATCACCATATTAGGCTTTAAGTGTTTCGTAAAATGTACAAAAGCACGGTGGGCAGTAGAGATGTAATTAGGGTTGTAATGGCAATCAGACCCTACCATAATGATTCCATTCTTTAACTCATATTCACAGCGTATCTTATTTTCAGGAATAGCAAATCTAGGAACGCCACGATTATTATTAGATTCAAGCACAATGTCGTGCTTTTTTTCTAAGTTTTTTCTACGGGCAATTACACTTCTAGTATCGACATTTAGTATTTTAGCCACAGCCGTAGGGGATCGGTGCTCTTTAAATAATGCGATAAACTCTTGCTCACTACACGCTGGTTTGCTCATTCCAAGCCTTTATAATGGTAAAGTTAGCCAATACTAATCTATTTTAATTTAAAAACAATGACATACGCACGAATAGATACTAATCATAAAGAAATAGTTAAGGCATTACGAGATGCTGGTGCTACTGTGGTATCACTTGCCGCAATGAAACACGGTTGCCCTGACCTGCTTGTTGGTTATGCTGGAGAAACAGTATTAATGGAAATCAAGCGGGATGCCAAGGCCAAGTTCACACCTGACCAATTAGACTTTTTGGGCAAGTGGAAAGGCGGTGCAATTAGTCGTGTAGATAGTGTAGAAGCGGCAATTAGAGCATTAGGTATTACTAGAAAAGTGTTATAAAATAGATTAAAAGGAGCGTATTATGGATAAATCAATGGCATTATTCCTAGCAACATTGCTACATTCGGGGACTAATACCCATTTTTTCCATTGGGCTACCAAGTCTTACGCTAAACACAAGGCATTAGGTAAGTTCTACGAGAACATCATTGAGCACACAGACGCCCTAGCCGAAGCCTATTTTGGATGCTACGGTCAAATTACCGAATTCCCAGCTACCTACCATATGCCTAAAGAGCCATTGGCCTACCTACAATCATTGCAAGCGTTTGTTAAAGATGCCCGTGCAGACTTGCCAAAAGACACAGAAATCTGCCAGCTTATCGACAATATCGCCCAAGAGATTGACACAACCATCTATTTACTTAAATTTAAGAGTTAATCATGCCACTAGACAAATCAGGATCAGCCGAATCAGTAGGCAAGAACATTAAAGCTGAAGTTAAAGCTGGTAAGCCCAAAAAACAAGCACTTGCCATTGCCCTTAATACTGAGCGTGAATACGCTAAAGGCACACGCAAAGCTAATTTAGAAGCCCAGTACGACAAATATATTGGCGAAAAAGATTGAATCGTAAAGATGCCATCCGTGCCGCAGTAGAAAAGCACGATAAGCCGATAGCCAAGACCACTAAGGGTAAGGGTCGGCATTATCAATCAGTAGAAGAAGGTGCAGGAATGACCGAAGCTGGTCGTAAAGCGTATAACGCAAAGAATGGTAGTGATTTAAAAGCACCCCAATCAAGTGGGCCAAGACACGATAGTTTCTGTGCAAGGTCAGCAGGCTGGAATGGGGAACGTGGAAAAGCAGCAAGAGCAAGGTGGAAATGCTAATGAAAAACGGACTATATGCAAATATTCACGCCAAACAGGAACGAATCAAGCATGGTTCAGGCGAAAAGATGAACAAGGTTGGTAGCAAAGATGCTCCAACTGCCAAAGACTTTAAAGAATCTGCCAAAACGGCCAGGCCACAAAGCAGAAAAGATATGATCCGCGACAAGATGAAGGATATGTAATGGTAAAGATGACCCCAATCACCCCTATGAGCCGTAAATACAAAAAAGAAGATGCAATGCTTCGCCCTCATACTGAAACCACGCTAGAGAAGAACCAGCGTGAACGATTAGAGCGTAGAGCCGCTATTGCTGACAAACTCAAAGACTTGGATAAAGAAGTCAAGTAATTGAAGTTTACGGTAGCAGTACCGCCCTATTCCAATAAAAGCGGTGGTCTTTGGTATTGTCATTACTTATGCCACGCATTAAACGAAATAGGTCACACGGCTACTATCTCATTCTATGAGCCACCCTATAGACCTAACTTTAGTTGGAATACCCCACTAGGGCATGACCCTGAAGCCATTGTGATTTATCCCGAAGGATGTAGGGGTAATCCCTTAAACGCTACAAAAGTAGTTAGATACCTACTTGCCCCTGAAGATTTCTTTAGCGGCACACCGATTGCATGGCAACCTACAGACTTCAAACTAGCTTTTTCTAAGACTTATGCCAAAGACTGCGATGTACTGTTCTATCCTATTACTGAGCTAGACATATTTAAACCTAGCAATGAACCAAAGAAATTTAATAG